ATTTTGCTATTTCCTGATTTTGATTTTATGGACAATGTGTCCATACTATTGACACTTAATTAAACCGCGCGGGAACGTCTCCCGCTCGGCTCTCCTGAAAATATTACACATCCAATTTCAAAGCCGTCATAAAACGAGTCTGCTCGGCTTTGCTTAGTTTTTCAAATTCAACTAATAATTTGAATACCTTATCGGCTTTATTGCGAGAATCGGCATCGCTCGGCTCGGCTTCGCTCTCCTCGATTTTCACGGCTTCGCTCGGCTCGGCTTTAATCTTTTTGGGTAACGGGAAACATTTATTGAGTACACGTGTGATCGCTTGAATACCCGCTGAATTTTGCATGATACGTGGCGCACCATTCTTATCGAGTTTAGGGTTACCATTGTCATCACGTTGAACACTATCAGGGTATGCAATAGCGCACCATTGTTTTACTAAGTCTCGTGCATCCTCACGGCATCCGATACCCTGAGCGAGTAATTGATCGGCAAATTTATAATCTGAATTATCGGCTTCTGTAAATATAGCGAAGACTGCCTCAACGTGAGTGTTACCTAACATTGTGGGCTTGAGTGTAGTTACTGTAGTCATAATGAGATTCTCCTGAATTGAATTGAATTAATGTTTAACTGAATTACTAACCGAACCTCAACTATACCATAACACGTTACCAAATACCATTGACAATCAACTATTTTAATTACAATGTTGTAATTGTGGTAATTAAGTATCGGCTCGGCTCTCAGGGTATCGGCTCGGCTCTCAGGGTATCAATAACAATCGGCTCGGCTCAATGCATTCAATGGACAATGTGTCCATTATCATTTTGATAATTATTCAATCAACTTATAGATTTGATAAACGATGTATTTTTGTGCTATGGCATATCGGCGACCCACCATACCCCCACCAGACCCTTCATGGTAACCATGCCACCCTCCGCACGAACACTATTCCTCAGGCGCAAATCAATATTCTGTAATACTTAAGTACCTAGCCCAAAAAATTTTATAAAAAATTAAAAAAAACCCCCGGACGAATAAACATCAGGGGGTAAAAGGCGGCAACCGCCAAGAGGAGAAGCAAACGCTTGCGCGATTACTCAAAAGTATTATATACTACGCACATCGAAAGTTTTTAGGACTTCGCAAATGTTTGAAGAATTGGTGCAATTTGAACCTGACATCACCAAGTCGGGATTTACTGAGCTGGATAAAGTTCCCGCACAGCAGGTTATCGACGCCCAAACCAAAACCTTAAGTTGGCTAGAAGAACTAGGCGCACTACCTGATGATGAAGTTGACGACGCCGTAGAAAAACGCAGCGCCAGAACAACGTTTGTTAAGCTATTAAAAGCGCAAGACGACACAGAAGCTAAAGAATCCATCGTATCCATCAAAACTCCAGAGGCTGTAAGGCACTTAACTGGCATGTTAACGGCATATGATTGGGAGTTTATCGAGCAAGCCAAAGAACTTAGAGGCTATACAGTCGCTAAAATCATAGAAGAAACCAAGAATTCCAACGCCAATATTAGGCTAAAAGCACTCACTTTGCTCGGAAAAGTCACAGAAGTTGGGCTATTTACAGAGAAAATCGAGATCAAAAAGGAAGAATTATCCGATACAGAACTCGAATTACGCATCAAAGAAAAGCTCAATCGCTTCATGGGAGTCGTCGATGTTGTGGATATTGAACAACAGCCAGACACTTTAATAGTAGAAACAACCAGCGCCAAGTATGAACTTACAAAACCTGACGACGCTGAGTAAAACAGAACTGCAAGCACTGATGCAGGCTTTGCCCAAAATGTCTTTGAAAGACAAAATGGAGCTATTTGAAGATTTAGAAGTCAGAGAAAAACGTGCCAGGCTTGCAAGCGCTGAGCACTCGATGTTAGGTTTTGCAAGCGCGGTATATCCAGGGTTTAAGATTGGACCGCACCATAAGAAGCTTGCTAAGATATTTACAGACGTGATTGAAGGTAAGAAACGCAGAGTTATTATTAACATAGCGCCGCGTATGGGCAAGTCTGAGTTCAGTTCTTACCTGTTTCCAGCCTATTTTTTAGGTAAATTCCCCGATAAAAAGATCATTATGGGCACGCACACTGCGGGTTTGTCCGAAGATTTTGGTAGGCGTGTTCGTAACTTAATTGAATCGGAGGAATATCATGAAGTTTTCCCTGCAACAAATGTGGCAGATGACCAAAAAGCGGCTGGTAAATGGTCTACGTCAGCCGGTGGACAGTACTATGCCGCTGGAGTGGGCGGCGCTTTGGCTGGGAGGGGTGCCGATCTTTTCGTTATTGACGATCCGCACTCGGAGCAGGATGTTAAAGCAAATTCACGACTAGCATTTGATACTGCATGGTCTTGGTTTCAGACTGGACCGTTACAACGTTTGATGCCAGGCGGTGCGATTATTGTGATTATGACGCGTTGGTCGATGCTTGACTTGACTGGACGCCTTTTAGATTATCAGATTAAGAATCCAGATTCGTTGCCTTGGGAATTGGTAGAACTTCCCGCCATATTAAATGAGGGCACCGATGATGAGAAGTCACTTTGGCCCGAGCAGTGGAAACTAGAAGTTTTAAAAACCACCAAAGCCTCGATTGATCCCAGGTTTTGGAACGCGCAGTACATGCAGCAACCCACGATGGACACAGCCGCCATCGTTCCAAGAAAGTCTTGGAGAATTTGGGATAAAGAAGACCCACCACAGTGTGATTATGTAATTCAGTCTTGGGATACAGCATATGAAGCCAAGACCAGCGCCGACTATTCAGCGTGCACAACATGGGGTGTATTCTTCAATGAAGAAGAAAAGATGAAGCCGCACATCATATTATTAGACGCGTTCAAGGATAGAATGGCGTTTCCGGAATTAAAACAGTCTGCACTCAAGCATTACAAGAATTGGGAACCTGACGCGTTTATTGTGGAGAAGAAAGCTTCGGGAGCGCCGCTGATACAAGAACTCAGAGCAATGGGTATCTATGTTCAGGAAACTACGCCAAGCAGGGGCAATGACAAGATGGTCAGGTTAAACGCTGTATCAGATTTGTTTGCGTCAGGAGTTGTGTGGGCGCCAGATACCAGGTGGGCAAGAGAAGTAATTGAAGAAGTTGCTGTGTTTCCAGTGGGTGAGCACGATGACTTTGTGGATACGATGACGCAAGCACTCATGAGATTTAGACAAGGTGGGTTTGTTCAACTGGATTCAGACGAACGTGGTGACCCGGTACATTTCAGGCGTAGACAACACGCATACTATTAAAAGGACAAATAATGGCTACTAATATAGATAAAGCGCTATATACGGACAATAACAATGCTGGTGACGACCAGGTAGATGAGCCGATGGAGATTGAGATTGTTGATCCTGAATCGGTTGACATCCACGCCGGAGATCTAGATATCCACATGGAGAAAGGCGAGTCTGACGATTTTTATAAAAATTTAGCAGAAGATGTACCCACCGATAAACTCGCTGCATTAATTAGCGACTTAGGTACAGATATTGAGAATGATAAAGGTTCCCGCAAAGATTGGGAGAAAGCATATGTAATGGGTCTTAAGCTATTAGGACTTCAATACGAAGAGAGAACGGAGCCTTGGAACGGAGCATCAGGTGTATTCCACCCAATGATTACTGAAGCCGTAGTGCGATTCCAAAGTGAAACGATCACCGAGATGTTTCCCGCCCAAGGTCCTGTTCGCACTAAAATTTTAGGTAAAGAAACACCTAAGAAAAAAGAAGCTGCGATCCGTGTCGAAGATGACATGAACTATGAATTGACCGAGGTAATGGTTGAGTTTAGACCAGAGCACGAGCGTATGTTGTGGAGCTTACCAGCAACAGGTTCAGCGTTCAAAAAAGTTTATGATGATATAACTCTAGGACGCCAAGTATCGATGTTTGTGCCTGCAGAGGACGTGATTCTGCCTTACGGAACTACAGACTTGGATACATGTTACCGCATAACCCATGTTATGCGCAAGACCAAGAATGAAATTTTAAAATTACAAAAAGCAGGTTTTTACCTAGACTTTGAACTCCCAGACTCCACTCAACTACAAGATGAGATTCAAAAAGCTAAGGATAAAGAGTCTGGATTCAATGACTTAAACGATGATCGTTATGTAATGTACGAAGTCCACGCTGATTTAGATTTGCCTGGATTTGAGGACGAAGATGGTATAGCATTGCCTTACGTAATCACAATGATTAAAGGAAGTAATAATGTCTTGTCAATTCGGCGCAACTGGAAAGAAAACGACAAAAACCGACTCAAGCGACAACACTTCGTCCACTATCAATACATCCCCGGCTTTGGGGCATATGGCTTCGGTTTATTTCACCTCATTGGAGGATTTGCCAAGTCCGCCACCAGCATTATGCGTCAACTGGTCGACGCCGGAACCCTCTCTAACTTACCCGGAGGTCTTAAATCCCGCGGTCTACGTATTAAAGGTGATGATACTCCCATTGCACCAGGAGAATTCAGGGACGTTGATATTGCGTCCGGTCCCCTAAGAGACAACATATTACCGCTCCCATATAAGGAGCCAAGCGCAGTTTTAGCTGGATTACTTGACAAAATCGTTGAAGAAGGGCGTAGATTTGCCGCAACTGCGGACATGAACATCAGTGACATGTCTAGTCAAGCTCCTGTAGGAACAACCCTTGCGCTATTAGAAAGACAACTTAAAGTAATGTCTGCGGTGCAGGCTAGGATGCACTATGCGTTCAAACAAGAGTTGAAGTTATTGGCTGCGTTAATCAAAGAAGACACTCCAATAGACTATGACTATGAGCCAGAGTATGGTTCTAAAAC